AAATAAGGTGTCAGTGGAAACTCCTTCATACTTGAACTCTTTTAATTTTGTTTTGGTTTTGAATCCTTGAATGCGTCCAGAGCCATCGAAATAAGGGAAGCGTAAGTGTGCCTCATCTCTGTAGATTTTGTAGAGCTCGCAGGTTTTTTCACTGATGTTTCGTTTTTGCAGCCTTTGGGCTGATCCTTTAAACGTGACATTGTTTTGCATTTGATGAGTGTGGTTGGTATCACCTGAGGTGTAGTGGTGACAACTAAAGCAATAAGTATGGCCGTCCGTGTAGATACCATTGGCATCGGACGACCCACAGTTACTGCATGGTTCGTGTCTTATAAATTCGCTTTCAGTCATGTAAGCCAATCAATGGGTATAGTGTGAAATGCACACCATTTAATTCCGTATCGTTTGCACCATTGTGCATACGTAGTCTTTGATTTTTTACTAATTTTTTTATAGGGGTCTTGAAAGACCATTCGTAAATCTAAATCTGGATTCTCTTTAATAACTTGTCGAACCTTTCGCCTATCCTCAGATCGCCAAAAGCCCTTAGTTTCTAAACAAGTACCATTAGGTAAAACAAAGTCAGGTGTGTATTTATGAGTAATGGTATAAGCAAAACTTGTACCTTCATACTCATAGTCAACACCTAACTCACATAAAAGATCAGAGACTTTCTCCTCTAATCCTGATTTAAACATTAGAAGTCGTCTTCAACTGAAGAAGGTGCTAGGTCTGGTGTAACGTTTGGATCATCTGCTTTAAAACCAGAAGTCTTACCAAACAATTCGGCTACACCATCTTCATCAAGATCGCCAGTATCAACACCAGCTCCGTTTTGAACACTGATGATTTGTACTCCAGATAATTTCAATGACGTTCCGTATGTCACGCCATCTCTCAGAATATATGGTTTCTGATGAAAACCTAGCTTAACTTTAGAACCTTCATATACAGGTGTATCTAGATCTTTTATAAGTGTTCCTTCAGTATCTACAATTGGTGGTTTCTTATCTTCACCCCAAGAAAACTTAACGGTAAACTTACCGTCTTCAACTTCTTCCCATGGTGTAGGACGAAGTGTAGCTCGTTTTGGATTTTTAAGTTTTGACTCTGCCCATTTAAGACAGTCAACTCTTTCTTCTTCAAGCTTATCAACTATGTCACTATCAACAACAGCTTTAAGTGAATAACCAAATTGGCTTGGCTTTAGTACAGCCTGATACCCTGAAAGTGTTACAGGATCAGGTGTTATGTGTATGTTTCTCATTAACAGAAAAAATATGTGGATTCAATTACCTCGGACGGTTCTAAGTCTCCGATAATCGGTGGTTCAGTCTCTGCTCCAATTGCTTGGGCAAAGGTTTTTAAAAAGTCATGCTTTGCAAAGAGATGCATGTAAGTAGATCGAACTAAGGTAGATAAGAATGACATATCTGTAGCTCGACATAAGACACTATCGTGTATAAGACTGATAGGTGCATCAAATTGTATGGTGCTTAAGTGTAATAGGCTGGCATCTAATGAATGAATTAGATTTGGTGCGGTTGCGTTCTTGTGGTGTAGTAAATCCACACCTCGCTCTTCATCTGTACTTACTCGTAAATTAGTCGTACCAAATAACTTCAATTCAATGCGTTTCCATTGCTGTTTCATTAATCTTTGAGTAACTCTGAAACCAGATGGTGTTACCCAAATTAATTCTCTAGCTCCATTCTTGATGGATTTACTTACTTCAGATTCGATCCAACGCATAACTCGCATCGGTCCGGGAACTACGGTTTCCATAGCATCACGGACTGCTTTAACTATTTGTGTTAGTTCTTCTTTTTCAACCTCAATATCAACATCTTTAAAAGCATCACGTATGTATTGTCTATTGCTAAAAGGTTTAGCGTTATAAGGTATAGTCATCACGCACCTTTTAGTTTTCTTTCTATCCCAGTAAGGACGTAGCCTTTCAGGTATATGTTTTATACTTTCATCTGCAATTACTTTATAAGCATCTTGAGGTTTATCGCTTGGTATTACATTAACCAAACTTGCAGTGGACTTATCCCTTGCGAGCCCTGCTAAGATCTGTAGACCTGAGCATGTTGCATCGGTTGCCACTGGTATGCCAGTAGTTGTCCTTGTTCTAGCTAAGACAACAGCATAGTATTCCTC